GTCGATGTTGGTAGTCCAGCGCACCTCGGCGGCGGGGATCGTGCCGCTGTGGCCGAGTTCGTCGTTGATGACTTCTACGCTGCCGTCCGGCAAAAAGTTCACAGGTCTGATGCTCATGGATTCGCTTCCAGCACGACGAGTCCTCCCGTTGGAACACCGCCAAGAATGGTTCCGGCGGTAGGCAAACCCGTGAAATTTTGTGAATTCGCGCGAATAGCGATTGCCGTGATCTCGTTGGCGGCAATGTGCGCCGATGATTGGGTGAAGTTCGCAGAGACGTCGTCAGAAAAAGTCAGCGGCGCTGTCAGCGTGACCGACGGAGTCACCGCCTTCTGCAAGAAACTGGCGTGACTGACCAAGGCCGTACTCGAAATTGTCTTTGCAAACGGTAGGAACACTTGCTGGTAGTAGCGGAGACATCTGGCCAGGTCGTCGGCCGGGTGCAGCGGCGCGTAATCGGCCGCCACCGAGCCCACCACCAGCATGGCGTTGTCCAGATACGCCGTGCAGGAAGCATCAAAGAAGACGTAGACCACACAAGCAGTCGTGGTTGCGGCAATCGGCGCAGTCAAGGTCAATGTCTGATAGGTGCCATCTCCAGTGTGGTAACTGCTGTATCGGTAACTGTTCACCGAATCCCACATGCCGAGCCGCACGGCGTTCGCCGTGGCGACACGTACACGCATGGAGAATGTGACAGTTCTGCCCCGTAGTTGGAGGTAACCCTCTTGGAGTTGCTGGATATTGGAACTCGCACTGTGGGTATAGCTAACTGCTGCAGCTGCCTGAGAAGAAGCATCCACATTAGTCGTATCTCGCGACACGCTGATGGACGAACCGCCGCCCAGAGAAATCTGCCAACGATCTGCGGTCCATGCATTCGTAGCCGTGTACGGCCCGTTGCCGCGCTGCCAGATCTCGAAGCCGCCGTTCGTGAGCAGGTTCAAGCGCGCCGTGTCGGTGCCGAGCTTGGCGTTGGTGACCGCCGCATTGGCCAGGTCGGCCGTGGCGATCGTGCCGTCCTGAATCTGCGTCGTCGTAATGGACCCGGCGTTGATGCCCGAGCCGTCGATCGGCGGCACCGGCGTGTACCCCGTCGAGGCGTAGTCCACCACGATCCGCTCGGCCCCGTTCAGCGGATCTGTGAACGTGATCACGCTGCCCGACAGGCTGTAGTTGCCACCAGCGGCCGACTGGACCACGCCGGCTCTGGCGCACATCAGGATCCACTGCGGTGTCTGGCTGAGCGTGACCGTGGTCGCGCCGTTGGTCGGCAGGAACTCCTCGTGCACGCTGCTGCTCGGACCGACCGGTCCCTGGGCACCGGCTGAGCCTGGTGTGCCCGCCGGACCGGTGGCGCCTTGCGGACCGGTCGCGCCCGCCGGACCGGTGGCACCGGCTGGACCGGTCGCGCCCGCTGAGCCGGTTGGCCCCTGCGGACCAAGGTCGCCCTTGGTGCCCTGCGGGCCTGCAGGTCCGGTGGAGCCCGTCGGGCCAGTTGGACCGGCGGGACCAGGGTTGCCCTGCTGGCCGACGACGTAGCCCTGCGATACCCACGTGTAGACCGGGCTGGTGGAGGTGAGCTGGAAGTACTGGCCGCTGATCGAGTTGAACCACAGTGTGCCGACGATGTCGCCGGTGTTCTCGTTGGCACCAGGGTCGCGCGTCATCGTCTTCCAGCCCGGACCCAGCGGTCCGATTGGCCCCTGCGGACCGCTGGGTCCAGTCGCACCCGTCGGCCCCGTCGGACCTGCGGGTCCGGCCGGACCCTGCGGCCCGGCTGGCCCCTGCGCCCAGGTCGGCGGCATCGCGGTCATGCTCACCGGGTTCCAGTTGACGCGCTGCCCGTCGTACAGTCGTCCAGTCATGCGTTCACCACCCTGCGGAAGCCGAAGCTCGAGCTGAAGCCAAGGCGGCTCGGGCGCTTCGGGCCAAAGATCAGGGCTTGCCGCGTGAACTCCTGGGCTGCCATCTGCTGCGATCCTTGGAAGCCGCCGGCCGCGGCGGCCTGCATGCGCGACGGAAAGTGATGCCACGCCTCGATGTGGCCGGCGGCCGCAGCGTACTCGAGGTCGACGTCCAGCGTGTCGCTGTCGGCGACCGGGCCAGTCGTCGAGTCGGCGCCGTTTACCCAGTTGAAGTGCGGGTGCCAGGCGCTCAGCCAGAAGCCCACCCCGCCGGTCCCAGTGTTGTCGATGAACACGTGGCCGCCCTGTTGCGACGTCTCGAATGGCGCGTCGCCCGACGGATAGATCGGTCCGTACTGCACGCGGGTCACCTGCCAGGGCGCGGTCACCCACGGCAACTGCGCAGTCACGTCAAGCGTCCAGTACGCGTTCGGATCCGGGTCCAGCTGGAGCGTGTCTGAGAAAAAGCAGCGCCGCAGCCCGGCCTGCACCGCGCGCGGCAACTCCTGGTCGGGGTGCAGGTGGACGAAGTCGGCGAGCTCGCCCGGCTGCATCGGGTCGCGCCAGTTGCGATCGACGACCACGCGCCCGGCGCTCGAGTCGAATGACTGCACCATGCGCGTGCGGTCGTCAGATGCGATCGGATTGGGCGTGTTCGTCACGCCGTCCGCGAGCACACCCCGGCGCACCAGGAACAGGTTCTCGGGTCCGCCCAGGACGGCCGATGACCGCAACGTGGGCATGTACGCCGCGATGGTCGTCGACGAGGTGGGGGAGCCACTGTCCTGGGCGGCCTGAAAGAACGGCCCAGTCCGTCTTGCGACTTCCTGCTGGAGCTGGGCGTAGGTAGGCATCTCAGGTGGCGGCGAGCGGGCTGAAGGGTTCGGCGTTCTGCGTCTCGGCGCCGGTCGGCAGGCCGGTCGCGTCGATGATCTCGGCGATGCCGCGCACGCGCAGCGCCATCATGTACTCGTAATCGGTCGAGTCGAAGTCCGTCTCGTGGCCTGGCCCGTACACCGTGCCCTCTTTGCCGGGCCGCGGATCATAGGCCGGCGCCAGAAAGCGACAGCGGGCCATCTACTTCTTTCCCTTCTTGCCTTTCGGCTCGTCTTGTTCCTCGGCGGCTTGTGGACCGGGCAACTCACCGCTGGGCGGGCCCGCGACGTCGTCACGCCCGGTCACGTCCGAGTAGTGGCCCGGCACCGCGGCCAGGCGCTCCTCGTCTTCGATCAGGCTGACCTTGCCCTGGGCCCGCCAGAGGGCGGCCAGGCCATCGCTGACGTCGATCACCTCGTTCAGGCCGACCGGCCCCTCGGGACCGTCCAGCGGAACGAGCGCGCGTACCTGTGGGCTCATTTCTTGCTCCCTTTCTTCGATCTGGAGGTCGGCGGGAGCTTGGACTCGTTGACCCCCTTCAACTTTTTCTGTGCCTCTGCGGGGCTGAAGCCAGGAATCTGACCCCCGGCCGCGGCTCCGAAGAGGCGAGCTTGGGCCCGGCTGACGGGCTTCTTGTAGGGCTGTCCGCCGGGCATTTTTTAAAACTTCCTCGGCATGGGCGGACAGGACTGCGGCATCGCGCGTGTCTTGTCCTGGTGGGGTGGCACCGGGCGACCTTTCGGGGGCAGGTTCGACGGTCTGGGCGTGGGTGTGTTGGCCATCAGCTCGTCCTGAAGGTGAAGTCGGGCGACAGCGTGGTGTAAGTCCCGACGGTCACCGAAATGCGGTAGTGGTAGGTCGTGCCTGTGGTCAGCCCGCTCAGGCTGACGACGATGGCACCGGCACCGCTGGCGGGTGTGGCCGCCTGCGATGAGCCGTAGGCGGTGCTCGTGCCGTAGTCCGCCTTCATGCCGGTGCACGCCTGGTCGACGGTGAAACTGATGGTGGCCGCGGTCGCGGTGATCCCGCTGACGTTGACCTGGCGAATGGCGGCGCCCATCAGCGCCGCCTTGCCGGAGGCGATCAGCGCGCGCACGAAGTTCTCGTCGGCGATGTCGGCCTGGTGGTCCTTGCCGTAGTACGTGGTCGAGGTCGCCGAGTCCTGGGCATCAGCCAGGAAAACGACGCGGCTCATTTCTTGCCGCCGATCTTGGGGAATTTGCGCGCGACGGCGGCCTTGACCTGCTTCTGCTCAGACGGCGTGCCGTGCTGGGCAACTCTGGCCAGAGCGTTTCTGGCGTGCGATTCGTCAGGGATCGGATAGCTACCCGATCCCTTGCCGCTCTTGCCCTCGCCCTTGCCGGGCAACGCGAAACTCGACTTCGGCAGCGACTGCCGCTTGCTGCTCGAGAGCTTGGCCATCACGCACTCTCCGGTTCTTCGTCGCCCTCGTCTTCGGGCTCTTCCGGGGGGTCGGGCGGCGGATTCGGATCGGGTACCGGGGGAGCTGGGGGTTCGGGCTGGGTCATCCCTCACCACCCGTGCTGGCCTTCTGCTGCAGCGCTGCGAAGGGGTAGCGCGAGGCGGTCGTCGGCTGTTGGCGATTGACGGGGTTCGGCACCGCAAACGCAAAGCGGGCGATCACGCGCAGCGCGACCATGTCCTGTTGGAGCAGGTTGAACTGGATCGTCGGAGGGGAGCCGTTGTCGGTGATGACGCCCGTGTCAAACATTTCCATGCTGATGTCTTCACGGATGGCCAGCATGCCCTGGGTCCAGTCGCCCATGACCATCGAGTAGCCGGTGGCGCCCGTGCCGTACTCGACCAGGCCAGCGTTGGAGAAGACGATCTTTTCACCGAACAGACTGCCGGTGTTGACCGAGGCCTGCGGACCGGTGTCGTCGCCGTTCAGGATGAAGGCGTTGGTCGTGGTGCGCATGCCGCGCAGTTTGGCCTTGACCTGCTTGCGGGCCCAGAAGCCGTTGACGTCATAGCCGTCGGCTTCGACCAGACCCATGGCACTGTTGATGTCGTCCAGAAAGTCTTTGCCCGCGGTCGCGCCGACCACCAGCAGGTTGCCCGCCGAGTTGGCGGCCGTGACGATGGCCGGCGGGAAGGTCGACGGGGCCCCATTGCCGAAGAAGATCGCCTCGTCGAGGGCGACGCCGAAGGCTTCGGTGACCTTGGGTTTGACCTGGGTCCAGAAGTCGTAGTCCAGATCGTCCAGCAGGGTCTTGGCGATCGGGACGATGACGGCCATCTCTTCTGCGTTCAGGTAGACGTTGTCCCACTGGACGCTCGTGGTCTGCTTCATGCCGCGGTCCCTGGCATCCAGCGAGGCGCCGGCCAACCAGTACGCGGTGGGCAACTGCGTCAAAACTGGGACTCTTTGCTGCGCCCGCTTCATGGTCACGTGCGGGAACAGGCTGAGGGCGGCCGACTTCTCTTCGATGGACTGGCGGATCTCGGCGGCCACATCCTCCGGAATGAGCGGGGACGCACCTGGTGTGGTTCGACCGGTGACTGAGTTGTACGGAATACCCCTACCCTCTGCTTTCCCCGAGCTGCGGAGGGTCCATCAGCTCGGCCTATATGCCGTTAGAGCGTGCGCGGAGTTGTTCGCGCAGCAGGTTCGAGACGGAGTTGTCGCTGGCCGAGCTCGCGCTGCCCTGGATCAACTCGGGCTCGCGCGCCCCGCCGCGGCGTATTTCATTGAGCAGCTGCTTGCGGAAGGCGGGGTTCCTGCGCAGACGCTCTTCGGCGTCCTTGGCCCCCTCGGCTTTCCACGCTTTTTCGAGAGCCTTGAGGCCCTCGGTGACGATCAGTTTGCGTCCGTCCAGTCCCTGCCCGGCGCCCTCGAGGCCGAGGATGCGCGTGCGTTCGGTTTCAGGTAGCGCTTCGACGATCGGGTCAATCGAGTACTTGTCGTGCTCGCGGCTGACGTTGGCGAAGAAGTCGCCGACCTGCTGGTTGGCGGACTGAACGGTTTCGGCTTGACGGTCCTCCTCGGCGTACTGCCAGGGATTCTCGTCGCGCAGTTTGCGCCGCCGATCAGCGAGGGCCTGCGCATGCCGCTTGGCTTCGCGCCGGTCGGTCTCGGCCTTGACGCGCTTGTCGAGCTCGTCCTGTGTCAGCGTGATCGCATCGGACGGGGCGGGTGGCGCTGGTGCGTCCTGAGGTTCGGGCTCTGGGGTCCCGCGCCGAAACATTCGGCTGAACCAGTTTTTATCCGACTGGTTCTCGGAAACCTGAGTGCCTTGCTCAGAAGGCTCCGCTGGCGTCGCCGCCGCATTCGCGGATGGCTCTACAGCAGAAGGAGTGGGGGGTTCAGTTGGCTGCATCGTAGAAGGTTCCTCGCTTGCTCGCAATCAGGCGCCGTACTGGTAGGTGCCGAAGGTGACGGCTGTGCCCTGGCCGCACGGGTTCTGCAGCGGCGCGAGGGTGGGCAGGACGGTGCTCTGGCCGCCAACCGGGTTGTAGCCGGGCATCTGCGACAGATCGACCGGGTTGGTGGTGGGCGGACCGCTCGTGGGCGGCGCGGCCGACGGGATCACCGCCGGCGGTGCCCCGGTAGCCGGCGTCGCCGCGCCGAACGGGGTGTAATTGGTCATGTTCAACTGCGAGTTGATGTCGGGCGGCGACTGGGAAAACATGCTCGGTGTGGGTGAGCCGTTGGCCATCTGCGCCGCGGTCGGCGAGATATGGGCGAGGGCCTGCGCCGTGGCCTGCTGCGACATCTGGCCGAGGTCCGGCATCTTGAAGGTCAGCTGCGACATGTCGATGTTGCCGGGCATCTTGCCGCCCGCCAGCGCGTTGGCGACCTGACCGAAGGCCTGGTTGTAGCCGGGCCCGACGCGATACGGCATCGTCGACAGGTAGTTCGACACGGCGTTCTGGCCGGCGCCCTGCGCCGTGGCATAGTTGGCGCGGGCGAGGTCCTGCTGCTGCTTCTGCTGCTCGAACTGGGCCTGCTGCTGAGCCTGCGCAAGCGAGGCTTTCTGCGGCTCGATGTTCTGGTTCCACCAGTCGGCCCAGGCCGCGTTGGCTTTGGTCTGGGCGTCCGGGCCACTGCCGTAGACCCCGTTCTGCAAGTTGGCGTTGATCTGGTCGTGCTGAGCTCGAGCTTGCTGCTGCAGCGCCGCCTGCTGGCCCGCGATGCCGGCCATGGTCGTGGGCGCATAGTTCGGGTTCGGCCTGGTGGTGATGTTGCCGTCCTGGTCCATCGTGGTGATGAACTGGGACGTCGCCGGCGCGTTGACCTGAGTGGGCTGCTGCGGCGTGGCGCGCGAGCCGACACTGGTGGTCTTCCACTCGCCGTTCTGGTAGGTCTGGGTGACGTTGTAGCCACCCTCGATGTTCTGGCGGGTGTCGCCTTCCTGGCCGATCTTGGGACCGCCCGCCGCACCAGTGACCACCCAGTCGCCGTTCTGGTAGGTCTTGGTGATCGTTTGTCCGGTCTTCGGATCCAGGCTTGTCTGGGTCTTGCCCTCGGTCGGGCCCCCGATTTGCTGCAGCGTCTTGCCGTCCCAGACGGAGATCACGCCGCCCTGCCCCTGGATGATTTGCGGCTTGTCCGGCTTGGCGTCGATCAGCTTGGTGAGATTCGTACCGTCCCACGAGTAGGTCGCCCCGTCAGCTCCCTGGGTGATCGACGGCTTCTGTGGCTGGGCACCTTCGGGGACCGTGACCCGGTCCCCGGTCTTGGGGTCCTGCAGCGCGATGACTCGGCTGGTGGGGTCACCGGGGTTGGCGCGGATCTGAGTCCAGGTCGATGGATCGCTGGGTGCCGCTTTGGTCGGATCCGCGGGCTTGTGGACCGGCGGCAGGCTCTTGTCCAGGACGTAGCCGCCCTTTTCGCCGTTCGGCCCGGTCGCATTCGCGTCGTAGCGATAACTCCACTCGTCCGTCGAGCCGTCGCTGTTGTAGACGAGCCGTGTCGTGGTCGTCGGCGCGGTTTGCGACTGACGCCCCGTGACCGACGACGGGAGCTTCTCGTTCCGTACTTGGCCGTCGTCGCTGATCTCTACCGAGACGCCATTGGGAAAGGTGTACGTCTTGAAGCCGGTGTCCGCGGTGATGGTCTTGCCCGCGTTCGGATCCGGATTTCCCTTTGCGTCCTTCGCGTCAGCCGGGACATGGACGGTGCCCTGGACGGTAGCCGGCTGACCGATCTGGACACCGTATTTGTCGACGTACTGCTGGATGGCCGCGTCACGCG